GCAGAGCTCGAGGCTGACCCAAATTTGCCTATACAAATCGGATTAGACTTCGGTTTAACGCCCGCGGCAGTCTTCGGGCAACGCCACCCAAGTGGACAGTGGCGCGTTTTGCATGAGATCGTCACCTTTGATATGGGTCTAGAGCGCTTTGGCCAACAGTTGATGGCTGAATTGCAACTCAAGTTCCCAAGATACGATGTTCGCATCTGGGGCGACCCCGCCGGCATGCAAAGAGACGCCATCTATGAGACAACAGCGTTCGAGTATCTGCGTTCGCTAGGGCTAAAAGCCGAACCCACTGCGACAAACGACTTCAAAGCTAGGCGCGAGGCGGCGTCTGCCCCCATGAATCGCATGGTGATGGGCAAGCCTGGGCTACTTGTCAACAAATCCTGCAAACTACTACGTAAATCACTCTCCGGTGGCTACCACTTCAAGCGAATTGCTGTGGGAGCAGGTCAAGAGCGGTTCAAAGACACCCCAAATAAAAATGAGCATAGCCACGTGGGGGACGCATTTGGCTACTTACTCACTGGTGGCGGTGAATACCGTCAACTAACTAGAGGAACCAACCGCACAAATAGCAAAACTTTCATTGCACAGACAATTGCTGCAAATGATTTTGACGTCTTCGCCTTATAATATAAAAACATTCGTATTTTTTGTATGGAAATCATAAACTTGCCAAAAGCCAATTTGCCTGCGCCAGTTGCGCGTCAAAAGATTATGGCTATACAGAAGGCCTGCCAAGCGCTGCCGGATGGCGAGCGGATGGACGAGTCTCCACCACTTAAACACTGGCTGGCTCCAGGCATCTATGCGCGTGAGATCAATCTGCCTGGCGGCACGGTTGTTGTTGGCAAGATCCACAGGCACAGCCACTTCAACATCATAAGCAAGGGCACTATTACCTGCTATACAGAATTTGGATTAGAGACACACACAGCGCCTGCATCATTTATTTCAGAGGCTGGCACAAAGCGGGTAGTCCACACACATGAAGATGCAATCTGGACAACAATCCACCCCAACCCAACTAATGAGACAGATATACAAAAGCTAGAGGAAATGTTTACCGCTCTAGAGTACTACGAGCTTGGTATGGAAGTCTACAAACATGAGGAGTTAACAACATGACCTACTTTATATCTGGTGCTATTCTTTTAAACACCGCAGTTAGCGCAGAGCAAGCGCGCAAAACCCGCAAGCAAGCGGAGTCAGATCAGCGCACCATGCTAGCCCAGCAGGCAACTGACCAAGCCGCCATGCGCGTTGAGCTGCAGCGACAAACAGGTGAGTACGCCAAGCAGGGTGCCTCACTTGAGCAGCAAGCACAGATCGCTAGACAGCAGTTTGAGGCATCTCAACAGACCTACGCTACCAATAAGCTAGAGATGGACAGAAAAGCCAAGGAAGTGCAGGAGGCTGCAGACGAAGAGCGCCGCAAGGCAGCATCGGCAGAGGCCTCGGCACTCAGAGCGCGCACCCGTGGTGGCCGCAGATCGCTGCTATCAGGTGAGCGCATGGATGCCGAGCTGGGCGTGCCAATCAACTTGGGCGGCGCTGGCATGAGGTTGCAGTAATGGCTACCCTACCACAGTTTAAACAACGCCAACTTGCAAGGCGCAGCACATCTGACATTGATCGACTGGCCAAGCAATACAAAAGCGCCGTTGAGCAAATGACAGGCGAGTACCAAACTGCATTTACTGGCTACCAAGCAGGCGTCGCTGAGAAGATGAAGCCCTTTGAGGCTGAGTTAGCCACCTACAAAGAGTCTCTGCTGCCAACCTATGAAGCTCAAAAGACGAGCTACCTAAAAAACCTAGAAGACTACAACAAGCTGCTAGCCGATATAGAGGCAAACCCAGTGACTGAGGCTATTGGCATTAAGAAGGTTAAGAAGGCACGCTTTGGCCTTGGTGGTGTGGCAGGCTACGAGACAAAGTCTGAGCCCTTTACCTACTACATACCCAAAGAGATACCCAAGTTTACAGAGACTGCGCCTACCCCACCGGCTACACCCATGGCACCCACGGTTGAGCCGTTTGAGTCTGGACAGTTTGCCGCCAAGAAGGAAGAAGTCGAGGGCACGTTCAAGCGTGAACTCGGTGAGCGTCGCGCTGCCAAGATGGGTGCAGTATCGAGGCGAGTAACTAGACCACTTTTACAGGGAGAGAAGTAATGCCAGGCCACTACGAAACAAAAGACGGGAAGATGAAAGACAAAGTCGCCAAGGTCATGCGTGAGTACAAGGCTGGCAAGCTCAAGAGCTCTAGCGGCGACAAAGTCACCAGCCAAAAGCAAGCCGTTGCTATTGCAATGTCTGAGGCTGGCATGTCAAAGGACAAGAAATGAAAGAAGTCTGGGACAAGCCAAGGCCTAAAGATTTAGGCAAGCCAAAGGAGCTCTCCTCGGCTGAGAAGCGCAACGCTATGCGACGCGCTGCCAAGGCTGGCCGCCCCTACCCCAACTTGGTAGACAACATGGCTGCAGCGAAAGGCAACAAATGAAAATCGAGATTGAAATAGAAAACGAGATGGAAGACAAGGTCGATATCTCTAAGCTCTCTCCAGCCTTACGCAAGAAGATTGAGAAGTACATGGCTGCTAAGAAACCAGAAAAGCCAATGAAGGGCATCAAGCAGATGATGCATGAGGCTACCCTGGAAGAAGAGGACGAGGATTGATATGGAATACGAAAAAAACAACCCGGCTGGCGGCATGCGCCTAACACCCGATCAGATCTTAAAGAGACAGGTCGCAGCACAGGCTAAGAAGGACGAATTCCAGCAGCTCTATCAAGACGCCTATGAGTTTGCCCTACCCCAGCGCCAGCTCTATGGTGTGTGGGAAGGCGGCGCTGTGGGCTCTAAGAAGATGCAACGCGTCTTTGACTCGACCGCCATCAACTCAACCCAGCGCTTTGCCAATCGGCTGCAGTCTGTTGTGTTTCCACCACAGCGTAAGTGGGCTAAGTTGGAGGCTGGCTCTGATATACCACCAGAGCAAAAGCAGCAAGCCCAAGCGATCCTTGAGGTCTACCAAGAAAAGATGTTTACCGTGCTCAACCAAAGCAACTTTGACATTGCTATGGGCGAGTTCTTGTTGGATCTGGCTGTTGGTACAGCCTGCATGATGGTGCAGCCTGGTGACGATGTGCAGCCGTTGAACTTTATTCCTGTGCCACTGTTCTTAGTGAGTTACGAAGAGGGCGCTAACGGCCAAGTAGACAACGTCTACCGTCGCATGCGCATGAAGGGCGAGAGCATACAGCGCCAGTGGCCAGACGCTGAGATAGGAGACGATCTAAAGCGCCGTATAGAGAATAAGCCAACCGATGATGTTGAGCTGTTAGAAGCCACCATCTATGACCACAAGCGCGGTGACTACTGCTACCACGTCATTGACAAGGTATCCAAGACAGAGATTGTCTACCGCCGTAGGAAGATGAGCCCGTGGGTGATCTCTCGCTACATGAAGGTGGCAGGCGAGATCTACGGCCGAGGCCCGTTGATGACTGCGCTGCCAGACATAAAGACCTTAAACAAGGTTAAGGAGCTACTGCTCAAGAACGCATCTCTTGCGGTCAGCGGGGTTTATACCGCCGCCGATGATGGTGTGCTAAACCCCAACACAGTCAAGATCGTGCCTGGTGCGATTATTCCTGTGGCGCGCAATGGTGGCGCACAAGGCCCAGCCCTGCTAGCTCTGCCCCGCTCTGGTGACTTCAACGTCAGCCAGTTGGTGATCAACGACATGACGCAAAGTATCAAGCGCATCTTGTTAGATGAGTCGCTGCCGCCAGACAACATGTCTGCCCGTTCTGCCACAGAGATTGTTGAGCGCATGAAGGAGTTGGCTCAGAACTTGGGATCTGCCTTTGGTCGCCTGATTAACGAGACCATGATCCCAGTGACAGCCAAGATCCTTGAGGTCATGGACGAGCGCGGCATGATTGATATGCCATTAAGAGTTAACGGTTTAGAGGTCAAGGTCACCCCAGTGGCTCCTCTTGCTATGGCTCAAAACATGGAGGAGGTCAACTCCATCATGCAGTACATGCAGATCACGCAGAGCTTGGGCACTGATGGCCAGCTAGCGATCAAGACAGACATGCTAGTGGACTACCTAGCAGACAAGCTAGGCGTGCCAGCAATTGTGAGAAACACCGCAGCAGAGCGCGCAGTGCTCATGGAAGAGATGAAGAACCAGCAACAGCAGCAAGCTATCGCACAGGCTATGGCTATGCAGGCGCAAGCCGGCATGCCAGCTCTATCAGCCCCAGAAGGTGCAATGTAATGAGTTGGGATGAAATCAACGCCATTGGCCAGACTGAAGATATCCGAGAGGTTGATCAAAAGAGAGAAGACTTGGCTAGGCTAACCCTGCGTGTCTTTGGCTCTGAGGATGGCCAGAAGCTCTTACAGTGGCTCAAAGACATGTATGTGAATGTGCCCATCGCCGTGCCGGGCACAGACCCCTCACACGCCTACTTTGCTGAAGGGCAGAGAACGGTTGTGCGGGACATCGAGGTGCGGATTAACTCAGCAAGGAAGCTATGACAGAAACAGCAGCAGTCGAGCCCGGTGCAACCGGCCTACTTGACAACGTGCAAATAGGTGAAGAGAAAAAACAAGACAACCCCCAAGCGGTTGAAATAGACCACAAGGCCGTCCCAAGTGACGCTCCAGCGCCAGAGGATCCCTTAGAGCGACCCGACTACTGGCCAGAGAACTTCTGGAAGAAGGACGAAAACGAGCCAGACCTAGAGGGAATAGCTAAGAGTTGGTCAGATCTGCGCAAGCAAATTAGCCAAGGCAAACACAAAGCCCCAACTGATGGCAAGTACGATCTCAAGGCTTTCGGAGATGCAGCAGAAGACAACCCCATGGCCACAACCCTATCTGGTTGGGCAAAGGAGAATGGACTCTCACAGGCATCTTTTGATGACCTAGTAGTCAACCTACAGACACAAGCCAAAGAGCTCATGCAAGGCGATATGGTTGACCCAGTAGCTGAGATGAAGCAGCTCGGCCCCAACGGTGGCGCAATCGTCAACGGCATGGTGGATTGGGCGCGCGGTCTAGTCAACAAGGGCGTGTGGTCTAAGGATGACTTTGAAGAGTTCAAGATCATGGGTGGCACAGCCCGTGGCATCACAGCTCTAATGAAAGTCAGAGAGGCCTACGAAGGTAGAGTGCCAATCCAGAGCGCGCCACTTGAGGGTACACCTAGTAAAGAGGAGCTCTATCAAATGGTCAACGACCCTAAATATAAAACAGATACTGCCTACAGACAGAAGGTAGAAAAGATGTTCCACGCTACAATCAAATAACTGCTGCAGGAGCAGTTGCCTTTAGCCCCGCTTGCGCGGGGTTTTTTTTATGTACAATATAGACTGCGTTATAAAAATAATTGACAAGAAACAAAAATAAATATATATAATGCAATAAGGCTTATCGGTTACCCGACCCTTACCGCAGTGGATACTGACGATTGGCTAGCGAAACTAGCAAGCATTCGGCCCTGACTATCAGGCTTACCGGCGCGAGAACCCTAAGTTTTTATTAACCGAATGAGGTATCCCAATGAGCATTTCTTTAAGCAATGCCTTTGTTACTCTATTCGACGCGGAAGTCAAACAAGCCTACCAAGGTCAGGCAAAGTTGGTTCCGGCGGTTCGCCAGCGTCGTGGAGTCGAAGGTTCAGTAGTAAAGTTTCCAAAAGTAGGTAAGGGCGTAGCGACTATTCGCGTCCCCCAAACCGATGTCACACCTTTGAATGTGGGTTTCAGCTCAGTCACTTTGACTTTGGCTGATTACAACGCAGCAGAGTACTCTGACATTTTCAGCCAAGCTAAAGTTAACTTTGATGAGCGCCAAGAGCTCGTACAAGTTGTTGCTAACGCTATGGGTCGTCGCCAAGATCAGATGATTCTGGACGCACTTGCTGCATCTAGCACCAGCTTGACAGTCAGCAATGACATTGGTGGCTCTGACTCCAACATGAACATTACCAAGCTGCGCGAAGCAAAGCGCTTAATGGACAAGAACAATGTTCCACCAGATGGCCGCAATATCATCATTCACGCAAATGGCTTGGCCAACTTGCTGTCTGAGACTAGCGTGACCAGCTCTGACTTCAACAGTGTGAAAGCATTGGTGCAAGGCGAACTCAATACATACTTGGGATTCACATTCCATGTGTTGGGTGACCGCTCTGAAGGTGGTTTGGCTATTGACGCATCACTTGACCGCAGCTGCTTTGCATTCCACAAGGATGCGGTTGGCTACGGTGAAGGTATTGCCATGAGAACTGAGATCAACTACGTAGCGGAAAAGACCTCTTGGTTGGTCAATGAAATTTTCTCTGCTGGCGCTATTGCCATTGACGATGAAGGTATCGTCAAGATCACTTGCCGTGAAACTTAATCTAGGAGACTGACATGGCATTTTCAAGCACTGGTTTTGTGACCGTATGCGCTGCCAAATCTGGCAACGCACCATCCATGTATCTGTATAAAACTGCAGATACTCAAGCTACGGTTAACACCGTGAGCTACTTTGACAGCATTGCATCGCTGTTAAAAGTCGGCGACATTATTTTTGTCTATGACTCTACTACGCCTAGCCTAGTGTTGACTTACGTTAACGCTGTGTCTTCAGCTGGTGTGGTTGACATTGCTGACGGCACAACCGTAAGCGCAACTGATACCGACTAACTGGTTATCAGTTAACTAGGCCAACTTCTGCCACTAGCGGAGGTTGGCCTTTCTCACATTGAGAGGTTTAAATGGCTGCTGGTGACACTGGTGTATCGATCTGCTCTGATGCCTTGCTCTTAATAGGAGCGAAGGCTATTTCGTCTTTTAACGACGGCACCGACGAGTCAAGCGTATGCGACCGACTCTATCCAGATATTAGAGACTCCACCTTAGTGATGTACCCGTGGAGCTTTGGCATGAAAAAGGTGCAGCTGGCGCAGC